CTCGTTAACTCTGCTATCAAAGTCAGGAGGTTCAGCCCCGTTCGATTTAGCCCGATTGGCCACGACAGAAAACAGCGCATCACAAATGCGATATAGCAAAGACGGGGAGAAATTAGATTTAACGATCACCCATAACATGCACCAACCTAAGACGGTTTTATTTAGTAGTGAAAAATCAAAATGGAACGGTAAGACTGACTACACAAGAAAAGAATATATTGCCCATCACCCTGTAGATAATGCAAAACTAACATCTGCTTATTTGCAGTGCATCAAAGATAAAGGCAGCGCTGAATCACAAGGGGAGATAGTTGGCGGCGCGTTAATTTCGTCTACTCCTGCATCTGGTTTCCTTTCTGGTTTGCCTGTAGTGGGTTGGTTAGCTAATTCAGTAGCACAAAGGAAAGCTTCACAGATTGGGAAAGATATAGGCGGCGATTTTGTTGATTGTTAATTAGTGACAGAAATTCGTGAAATAAAAGTAAGAGAAGTTCCTACTTGGTCAGTTGATGAAACGATAAGCAACCCAATAATTCCAGCATTAACTAATCAAATACGGTTTGAAGGATTCCCCGCAATTCGTATGCCTGGTTGCGTTCGGACTAGGACGGTTAGAAATAAAGGCTTAATTGATAAAGATCCAAAGGGCAATATTTTGATTTGCGACGGGCCTGTTTTTGAAATGCCTACGTTTAGTGTTGATGATCTTTCAGGTCAAGAAGAACAAGTCGAAGAAAAACCAATATTAACCCCACAAATAAGTAATATTCCAGAAACAAATAATCAAAAGAAAAAAGAGAAAAAAAAAGAAGAAAGCGGGGAAGATTTCGGCGATAGTGATTTTAATACTGATCTATCAAATCTTAATTTAGATCAACAAGCAAAACTTGAATTACCTTGTCCACGACCCGGATCACCCCCGCCCGGCGCACCGTCAAAGCTAGGGAATAAAGTTGTTTTACGCTATGAAAAGAACGGTGAATTATGTGAAACTATTTATCAAGATAGAGCGTTATTTGATGTTATTAATTCATACGTGCCGCCCCCTACGACTTTGGCTTCAACGGCGTTAATTGCTACTACTTCCGTTGTAATGGTCACGGCTTTTGGGCAACCGTTAGCAAAGTTCTTACAGGGCAAAATCAAAGGACAAGTTAAATCATTTAGTAAAAAAATAACAAAGAAGTTATTAGCTATACGTGGTAAAAAACCTAAGACCCTTTCTGTTTCTGAACGTCGGAAGGCTCAACGTGATCGATAGAGTGCTTGTGTTCAATTAATACCCCGCTAGGCGTAGTAAGCAAGACGTCAGAGCAGACAACAAAGCTAGGGCTATCCTCTGCGAATACATAGCCAAGTTTTTTCTGAGCCGCGCAATGCTTAAGCCTACTAAGTGAATAATCTAATTTTTTTGCTTTGACTGCCATATCTAAAAATTCAACTCTTTTTTGCATTGCTTGTTTGCATCGTTTAACGGCTTCCCTATCTAATGGCATTGCAATAGTCGCAGTTATACCAAAATTCCTAGATAAATTATTTTTGGGTTGTCCCGTTCGTACGGGTTTTTGAAAGAGGACAGATCCGGGGTTAAGTAAATTTCCATCGCCATCAGTTGAATCGTCATAAATATTTTCCATGTAATAAGGTTCATATGGATCTTTCCAACTATTCACATTTGCGACAAAGGGGTTAACGGTTAGCGTTGTACCGCTGCATCTAATCCCGTCGCCTAATTCTTGATACATAAAAGAGCCTGTCTGGACTTGAATACCTTGGTTAACTACTGACCCTTGACTAGAGCTGGAAGGAGAGGCGACAACAGTAGAGTTAGCATTAACTTGTTTACAATTAAAGGTTAAAAGTAAGAGTATTAAATAATATTTTTTCATTGTAGAAAAACACTTACACTTTCAACGATGCTTTCAGTAGTAGTTGTTCTATTGATGTTGGTGACATTCGATAATGATGGAGCAAGTAGGCTTTCGGAAAAATTAAAAGATCCCCCCGGTGTTGTTAGTTTCCAGTCAGGTTTTGTTGATGCGTCTACGCCTGTCCATTGAAAAGTAACCCCGTCTACTGTTTGAGCATTTAACAAAGTTGCTTTAGGGCTAATCATGTCACCATTTATAGGCTCTATCCCTGTCCCTGAAACGGTGTATTGGTACCCACTTGTATAATCAACCGATACGATATTTTCTACTACTACAGATTTAACCTCTTGCCTAGAATTTAAAGTACCTGAAGAGAACGAAGGCGTCACAACATTTGCATTTGCCTTAACACCTAACAGCAGAAATAGAAGTAAAAGCTTATTTAAGGACACTTAATTCAGATACAGTCTGCAAGACAACATCACTACCCGGCCCGCCGCCTGTTCCTGTAACTAAATGTTCAGACGTTAATGTGATTGATCCCGGTGTATGGCCTCCAGCTCCCGTCGTAGTCGTTGTCCATGCTGGCAGCGATCCAACTGTACCGCTAGAAACCGTTGTTGCACTTGGTATGGCGTCGCCTAACTGGAACGATTCAGCAAAAGACCATGCTGAACCCTCAGTGTGTACGGCGTAAGTTCCGAGTTTATGACCAGCCGCGGCAGTACCAGATTGAACGTTTAGCCCTCCGAAGGTTGAACCATTAGCGCTAGAGACTTGAATATTTGTACCTGATGCGCTGTAAGTACTAGGCCCACGCACAGAAGTTGAAAAGGCATTATCAAGGCTTGTTTGACCTGATGTAGTTATGCGATGAATAAAGTTCGCATTTGCAGGACTAGCAGCCAAAAGGAGAAAGGGGATTAGTAGTCGTTTCATGTCAATTTGCCTGTTTCTGGGTCTATAGGACGTTGGGTGATTTCGTCAGTGGCAAGACGTTCTTGTCTTGGTTGAATAGGAATAATTTTAACCCCTGTTTCAAATCTCATTGTTGTTACTGAACCGTTAGCGGCTTCTGCTTTTCTTTTTTCCTCTTCTGCTTTATAAGTTCCATCACCTTTTTTTGACGCAGTAGTAATATTAAAACTTGCGAGAACTCCTGTGAATACTGAAGCTATGAACGTTGGATCTATTTTCTGTTGAGGTATTCCGGGGATGGAAACGTAATTTAATGTGAGGATGGCTCCTGACCAGCCTAAGACGACAATTTTTATTAGGGTTGTAATAACGACGGCTTGTTCTTCTTTATCATCTAACCCCTCTTTTAACTTTTGTAGAGGATTCTTTTTTGTTTCCTCTGGTGTTTTTGTTGGTTGTTCAGCCATCAGCGTTTACTTGCTACGCAGTAATAGTAATATACCTAAGCTAATTGTTTGTAGTAATGAGTCAACCCTTGTCTATCTGGGAGAACGCAGCCCGTACTGAATTAATGGAGAAATTATATTTTTTAGACGGACGACATAATAATCCGTCACATCCTCACGCAAATACGTTTACAGGTTTAGGCGTAGAGATACAAATAAGAAACAGAGTCAATAAGGAAAAAGAAATTGCTGAAAAATGGAATAACTTACTAGGAAACCAATGAATGAAGTAATAGCCGCCTGTATTGGTGCCGTAGTCTCTATTTTCTTATTCACCCTTAGCATTATTGTTAACAGGAAAGATAAGGACGTAAGGGCATTGTTTAAGCGGGTAGCGTTGCTAGAACAGAAGATCGCAGCGCTTGAAGGGACACAAAGAAATAAGAATTGGCGTAATAGGTAGACACTAAAAAACCCCTAGCGTCCTCTACAACTCCAAGGGTTTAATAGCTATCCAATAACCAAAATGCTAATACTTGCGAAGGGGGTAAACAACAAATTTATTCTACTTAAGATGTGACATTTCATCATTGATATATCTACTTATTATTACTGCCTTTGAATAGTGCGCGGATATACCTGATAAGTCCCTTAGCTGACGACTAGACATATACATCGCATTACGCCGCCATGCCTCTACACGATCCGTAGGACTGCGATAAACGAAGCCTGAACTTAACCAATCTAAAAAGCGACGCATTAGACTTACTATGCTTGCGTATTGTCAATATAGAGATATTTTTAGTTTGGGTCAGCGTTTGGAGTGTTCCCCATCACCAGTGAGAAAGGTTGGCTGGCCCACAATATTAACAGACAAAAAAAAGAGCCTTTCGGCTCAGGTGTTATTTCCAAAGTTCTTTAATTTGCTTAGTAGTTGCGAAGTGGTAAACGGCGTTGTCTTCAAAACGAACAACAGTAAAGCGATAACCGTTTAATTGCTGAGAAGTTTTGCCGCCATCTACAACACCGAAACCGTTTTCTAAAGCTTGTAGTTGAATTTTCATTGGAAGAGTCTCCTCTTTGTGTATGTTCTAATTATATACTGGGGTTGACCCCTACGTCTACATAGTAACAATTAATTAACAATTGAAATGTCGGGGGATGGATCACGCCAATTACGTGCCTTGTATTTCCCTCACGGGTGTTTTATTGCAGGCTCCCCGACGTTGGGATTA